TAAAGAAGAAAAATAATGGAAGATGGTATTATAAGAGAGTGGTTTGAATTAAGTACCCCTATTTTAATCAGAAATCCTCTTGCAACTATGATTCTTCCAGGAGAACAGAAAAGCCCTTTACATCCTCTAGACTTTTTTACAGAAGCAGATGTCTATAAAAGGATAGAAGGTAGATTTAAAGAGGCTGAACAAGGATACAGAATAAAAAGACTTAAGAAAGTAACAAGGTTAATAAGACCGCAAAATACAAGATAATGGCAATAGCTTATACAACAGGACATAGACATATAGGAGATGCATATGCTTCTTCTACAACTAGTATTAATCTAACTTTCCTTAAAAAGCTTGAAGAAGAGATGGAGGAGTTACTTAGAAGAAACACCCTTACTAGGATGAGAGAAGCCGTAAAATTAAAGAGAAGTAGAGATGACAGGTAAAGATTTAGTAAACATGTTGCAAGGGTGGGGTAATTTAATAGTACCATCAGCAGCTAGAACAGAAGAAAGTAAGAGGAGATTTAAAATCTGTAATACTTGTGAATTTAGAAAAGGTATAATTTGTGGAGAATGTGGGTGTGTTTTAGTGGCTAAAACTAAATCAGATAGTACATGTCCTAAAAATAAATGGTAAGATGGAGAAGATAAACCCTTATATCTACACTAACAGAGCTAGATTAGAACAAGATGTAATAGCATTACTGCAAACATTCCGTGTAAACCCTGGAGAAACTATAAAAGGATTAGTAATGGCAATGCCTGGACCTAATTTTGAAAGGTTTAAAAGAGATAATAACATAGCAGGTAGTAAAATCTTGTATAATAGTATATCCGGATTAAAAATTTTAGTGATAGAATTTGTTTAAAAGAAAATAATTATTATATTTGAACTATGAACACACAGGGACAACAGCTAAACTATTCTTTTACCCGTCAAATAGATGAGGTTGTTGCTCTAGTGTGATCATGTTTTTTCATGGTAATGATTTAAAGATGATTTGGAGAGCCTTAACCTTAAAAAGTTGAGGCTCTTTTTTTGTTTAACCGTTTAAAGAAAGGAGATCTATCTAACAGAGGGGTTAATAGCCCCTCTAACTTTTCCCCTAGTGTAATGGTAGCACAGCTGGTTTTGGTCCAGTTAGTCAGAGTTCAAATCTTTGGGGGAAGACTAAAATTTTTGCACTTAAATTTGCATGCTATTTTATTTATGTGTATAATTGCTATGTTAAAAGTGCAAACAACTCATTAAATAACCTGCATGTTTAACTACACTTTAGTCAGAAACGGCTATTGGACCAGATAAAATCACTTTTAAGTGACAGAAACAACAAAAACCATGTAGGGTAAAAGGTTGGTTTTACTGCCTAGAGAAATTCAGGCAGCTTTTTTGGTGAAGATAACATCCTGGGGAGAGGAATGGGATTGTATCCAGTTTAAAATAAGTTGATCTTACCATTTGGAAGAAACAAATCAGAAAACGTATAGTCAAGATATTATACGTTTTTTGCATTTTGTACCATATTGCAAGGAGTGAGTGGTTGGAATTCCAATTTCCCATAGGAATTTCATACGGAGAACAGGCAATTCTAGCTTGTTCTCCTTTTTTTGTAAAAATTTTCTTTAATTTATTTGCATATGTGATATATAGTGTATATACTTGCATATACGTAAAGGAAAGTAATTGGGGAAGGGGGGACTCTTCTTTAAAAATTAGGAAGTAAGATGGAGAAAACAATAGTAATGCCAGCAGTGGAACCTAGAAAATTCTATAGACAATATATAGAGCTTCTACAACCGTTGCTTCAGCTTAGAAAAAGAGAAGCAGATGTATTTGCAGAGCTTCTTTATCACAATTATCTCAAAAGAGATATCAAAAACCCTGAAGATAGATTCAAATTAGTGTTTGACATCTCCACTAGAAACAAGATTGGGGAAGCTTTGGGCCAAAGAGACAAGAAAACAGGTGAATTAATAGAGCCTCTAAGCAATGCTGTTATTCAACAGGCTTTAGGCGGCTTAAGAAAGAAGAATTGTATCAAGGGTATTACTATCCGGGACACATTCACTATTGAGCCTGAAGAGGGAGTATTCAATTTAACCTTTAAATTTGTAGTCAATGAGTAATCGTTATAATAACATTAGTGATTATTTGTCTGGAATAGATACAATAACAGTAAGCGGAAGACAAGTAGGTAAAACTGTAGCTCATGAACAATTTTTAGACCTATTCAGAAAATTAAATTTAAAGAGAGTAGTAACTTTAAAAAGAACTAGAGATGGAAGATAGAGATTATGTAGTATACACTAGCGCTTCTACAGAAGAAGAGATAAGAAGAGCTATGTTAGAAATGTTAACATATGGATCTACAACTGTTAGCCAACCAATATTAGAAGGACAGGGAATACTTGGGCAGATTGCTCAAGCTAATACAACAACTTATGAACCATTAACAAGGGAGCAGTTAGAAGAGGCTTTAGAAGCACTAGGAGAAGATGCAGGTATATCTGGAGTAAAGAAAAAAAGAAGGAGACCTGTTAGAAAAAACATTCTAGGTAAAACAAAATTAATAAGAAGTAAAAATGAGAGATAGTTTAGGAAATTTTTATAACCTAGGTATAGCCACTGTTAATGCAGGTAATACTACACAACATATAGTTGTTGCTACCCCACAAGGAGGTTATTATAATGCAGGTACACCTATGAGTGGGTACCAACAATTATATCAAATAGATAGTGATGAACTAATGGCGCTTAGAAGTATGGTGGATACTTTAACAAATAGACTGACGTCTGTAGAAACTATGTTAATGGATACAGAATTAAAGCTGCAGAAGTTGCTCAAAATAAAAGAAGTTAGTACCTTAAAGCAAGCAAAAGAAATGAGATGACTTCTAGAGTAATAGGTATCTACAATGGAGATCTAGATAAATTAATGTTTGACGTGTTTAAATATGAAAAGATTATAGAAACATGGAAGAAAAATTATCCGGATTCTGATGCCTTATTATTGATTGAAATAGATGGTAATGACCTTTATACATTGACATTAAATGCAGAAAGCAATAGAAAAAATAGTAGATGAAGCTGTAGAGAAATTCAACTTACCTAGAGAGGTAATAATTGCAGTATTTGAATCTCCGTATAAATGTGCCAGACAAAAGATTTCAGAGGCTATAGAGGATGAACCTGATACATTTGTTAATGTAAGGTTTAAGAAGTTAGGACTGTTGTATGCAGACCATGCAAAAATTAAAGCTATAAATTATGCAAGACACAATAGAACTAATAAGAATAACGAAGAATCCTGACTTAGGTATAGTTGATAAGGTAAGGAAAGTAATTGAATTAAGAGATGTGATCTCTATAGAAGAAGGGGGATCTGAGATTCAAGAAGAACTAAAAGAAAAGAAACTAGTATTGATGACACTAACTTATGCAGAAATAGTAATTGTAGAAGACTACAACAAGATAAAAAAGCAGTGGTTAGCATTCAGAGAACTAGCTAAAGAAGAAGATGGTAAAGTAAGTAACGTTTTAAAACAATAATTATGGAAGAGGGAGCAAAGACAGTATCAGTAGATGAATTAATCACAGACGGTGGTTACAGATATATTGAGAATGAAGAAGGATTAAAAGTACGTAATAGCTTAGTGGGGCAGAGGCTTAAGGAAGATGGAGAAACCTTTGAAGAATATAAGCTAAGACAAAAGTTTATCACAGATTTCAATAAACAACGTAAAAAAGGAACATGGTTCTGGAAATCTAAAAAGGCCCCATCACAGAAATTACAGATAATGATGGCGCTAGATGCTAAAGGAACAATGGAATCGCCGGAGTTTAAGGAGCATAGTGGTAATAATTTAGGTACTTATAACAAAAAACAGGTAGAGGAGTTCTTAAAATCGCAGTCAAATGGGTGATATAAGTAAGGAAGATTATGAAAGACTAGATTTAAAGCAATCGCTAGAGTACAGATCCATAGAAACTATGGTCTGTGCTACAGCAGGTTGTTCTAATGAAGGTAAAGAACAAAAGATAGATAGTGAAGCACCACCTTTTGACTTCATCTATGCCAAAGAAGTAACAGAACTAGGAGAACGCACTAGAAATATGCCTATAAAGTACATATGTACAGAGTGTATGTATAAAATGCAGACGTTAGATTCAGAATACTTTAAGAAAGATGAAGAAGCTTTTAGAGTAAATGTACCTAAAGCTAAAGGAGATAGAGGTAAGAACTATTACAGGGATTTCTCAAAGCAAAGCTGGAAAGATGATCCTAATGCAGGCAAGAATGCCACAGAACTAAGTAAAAAAGATATTGACAGATTAAACAATTTATAAGATGGAGAAGATTAACATTAGACCAACTAGAAACCACATTATCGTGGAGAACCCTATTAAACCAAGACCTAAATCAGCTATCGCTCTAACACCTGAGTTAGAAGCTAAGCAGAATGCAGAATGGGCTGAACAACAACTTAAAAACGCTGAAAAAAGTACAGTGTTAGCTGCAGGTCCAGCTTGTGTAGAGGTTAAACAAGGAGATGTAGTAAGATTAAAAGGCGGACGCTTTATGCAAGCAGAAGGTCTAGAAGGGGGGAAATATTTATTATTTACAGAAGGTGATGTAATCGCCATTTATGAGAAAATGTAATGAGTACGTTATTAGGAGTATTAGATACAGACTTAAACTTCTGGGAAGCTAACCCTAACTTTAAATCAATCAAAGAATTTAAGTTATTTAGAGACTCAGATAAATCAAAAGGTAAAGACCATAGCTCACGGATCATGTGGGCTATTGCCCTTTTATGTGATAAGAACATAGAAAATACTTGGAGAAATACACCTGAAGAAGAGGCTAAACCTTTACTAGCAGAGGATTTAATAGGGATCAAAGATTTTAATTGGGATAGTATAAGTGATCTAGTTTATATCTATGAAACTAGAGTATTATCATTACCAGAAAAAGATTTGAGGAACTTTGAAAAAAAGCTCCATGAACGTCAGCAGTTTATAGATAACACTAAATATACCTTAGATTCATTTGATGATAATGGTAAACCTGTTAAAGGTACAGCTGGACAATTAGATAAAATGCTAGCAGATACTAATAAAATATACGCACAGTTACAGGAACTTAAGGCTATTTATGAAAAAGCTGAAGAAGAAGGACACGTTAGAGGTGGACGTGAAGAAAGCGCCTCAGAACAAGGAATAATTTAATGGGATTCATACGGATAAATAATAGGAAAAACTTTTTAATTGATGAGCTACCGTCAATCCACCCAAAGTCTAGGGAATACATAGAGTTTTGGAGAGAACAGAAGAGGAGATGTATTGAAGGATTTTGGGGGATTGATGACGGTAGTATCAACATAGATATTAAAAAGAAAGATGTAGAAAGTATAGAGCATAAAGGCAACTGGAGATGGATGCCTCCAAACCTATATTTCTACGTAAACTATGGTATTATCCTACATAAACCTGAAGGAGCTCCTAAAACAGCGCCTAAAAAGAAAATTAGACCACATCTTAGGGACTTTGAATGGGAATTCTTCTACAACTATATGGAGTGTAGAGGTTTTTCAGGCTTCTATGGTGATGAAGAATACTGTTGTCTACGGGACTTAGGCAAATACTATAAAGGTGATGAGCACTTACTTAAAAGATTAGAGCCAATTGCCTTTAATAGTAAAGGAGAACTTAAAAAGTACATGCCTTGTAGAGAGTATATCAGAAGAACTTTTGATAAACCAATGGGATTACCTGATTATAACAATGAGGCTAAGAACTTATTCTTATTAGGCGCACGGGGTGGTGGTAAATCATATTTAAATGCTGTAGGAGTTATACTATTTGAGATAGTATTTGATGGAGCAAGATACTACACAGAAGATTCTATCAAGAATCCAGCAACAGTTGAGGTATTTGTGGGTGCGGCCATGGCTTCTAAATCTGGAGATATTCTTAAAAAGACTAAAACAGCTATGTTAACCTTACCCGGATCATGGGGTAAAGGTAAAGACAAAAAACCTTCTCCATTTTATAAAGAAATGAGAGGAAGTCTTAAGTCAAACAACATAGAAAACCCATGGAGACATGAATATGAGAAGAAAACTGGAGGAAACACAGAGATAAAAGGATCAGGATCTAACATTAAACACGGAACATATACTGTAGAAAACCCTGAAGCAGCCGCAGGTACACGTCCAGGTGTAATGGTTATAGAAGAGGTGGGACTTTTAGGTAATGTACTTACTGTACATGCTTCCAATGAAGCTTGTCAGATGACAGATGGTACCATTAAATTTGGTACTTCAGTGTATATTGGTACCGGTGGTAACGTAGAAAAGATACAAGAAGCTGAAATTATCTTTAGAGATCCTGAAGCATACAATTTCTTAGCTTTTGAAGATGAATGGGAACATGGTAACCCTACAGGATGGTTTGTGCCTGCGTACTACATGGATGGTAACTTCAAAGATGAGAATGGTAATACCATGGTTGAAGAGGCTATAGCAAATTATGAAGCACGTAGGGTAGAAAAGAGAAAAGCAAACTCTGCAGCGGCTATAGATGGTGAGATGATGAACTACCCTCTTAAGCCTTCTGAGATGTTCTTAAACGCTAGAGGTAATATCTTTCCACTTGCAGATTTAAAGGCTGTAGAAGCCAACATAAAGAACAAAAAACATGAATATGAAAACCGTCATTGGTTTGGAGAATTTGTTTTAGCTACAAATGGTAAAGTAGTTTGGAAAAATACTAGTAATAAAAACCTTGTAAGAGAATGGCCAATTAAGGATAATAAGAATTTACCTGGAGTTGTAGAGATATTTGAAATGCCTAAATTAGGAGAAGACGGTGAACCCATACGTGGAAGATATATAGCAGGTACGGATACCTATGATGATGATGAATCTTCTACTAAATCCCTTGGATCTATCTTTGTATTAGATACTTGGACAGATAGAATAGTGGCAGAATATACCGGACGTAGAATGGCAGATGAATTTTATGAAATTACACGTAGAATGTGTATGTTTTATAAAGCTTTAAACAACTATGAGCAAAACAAAAAGGGTTTATATGCGCACTATAACAAAATGAATTCTTTACATTTACTTGCGGAAACCCCTGAAATACTTAAAGATGCTACCAATACAACAATTTCTAAAGTAGGTAACAGAAAATATGGTACTACAGCTACTCCTCAAGTAAATGCTTATGCATTAAGGCTTATACTTAGGTATCTGACTACACCTGCTTATGGTGAAGATAATACAGATATACAAAACATGCATAAAATAAGATCATTAGGGGCCATAAAAGAACTTATAGCGCATAATCCAGACGGTAACTTTGACCGGGTATCTGCATTAGGTATGTTGATGATCTTAAAAGAAGATAAATTTTTAACATTAAAACGTAAAGATGAACGTGAAGAAAGGGAACTAGGTCTTGAACAAGATGA